AGGCACAGGTGGAGATGTAAATAGTTCAGGACAAGCAGGGCCTAATGGATTTAATTTAGAAACTGCAGCATATGGACAAGTATCCGGTGGTGGTGGTGGTTCAATGTATGGTGCAGGAGGCGCTCAAAAAGTATCAGTAAATCAAAATGGAAATGACGGAATTGGATATGGTGGTGGGGGTAGTGGTTGTGCTACTTATGATAGTGTTGCGAATTACACAGGCGGAGATGGAACAGATGGAATTGTAGTAGTTTATGAATATATGGAGGCTTAAATGAAAGCACTAATACATAATGAAAAAATAATAGAGATAACAGAAAATACTTACCCTGTTCACGAAAGTCTTACTTGGATAGATTTACCACAAGGTGCAGAAGTTGGAGATAGTTATGTTGATGGGCAGTTAGTTAAACCACAAGGGCCAGCAGTAACTTGGGAAGATATTAGAGCAACAAGAGATTACCTACTATCTAAAAGTGATTGGCACATTACCTGTGCAACAGAAAAAGGCACAGCAATCCCACAAAATGTTCTAGATTACAGACAAGCATTAAGAGATATTCCACAAAACTTTGCTACACCGGAAGAAGTAGTATTCCCATCTTTATAATTTGACCAGATATTTAAATAATCTTAATATATTAGCAGTAGATAGTTAGAGGTGTTAATCCTCATTGAACATTCCTAATTACAGGAGATGTCAGGAAAGGTATATATGGCACTATTTGAAAAAAATAATGACCAGGAACAAGAAGAAGTAGTACAAAATTATAAATTTGGAGAGGAAGAGTATACACAAGAACAATTAGAGGAACTTGTTAACTTCGGTAAACTTGCAAAAGAAGCTGAAGAAAAATACGATACTAAAATTGACAGAGTATATCCTGAATTTACTAAAAAATCTCAAAAACTCAAAGAATACGAGCAAAGGATTCAAGAATATGAGAATAAATTTAAAGAATTTGAAACAAAACCTCAGCAACCAGCTTACCAAGATGATGAGCAAGTTAGACTTGCTAAAGAAGCTGCTAAAAAAATAGGTTTATTAACTAAAGAAGACATTGAGGAATTAGGTTTAATCACTAAAGATAGATTTAACCAAGAATACAATCAAGTAAGACAAGCCGAAAAACTATTAGACGGCATGAATAAATATTCCAAAGAATTTGATGGTTCTGATGGCAGACCTAAATTTGATATAGATGAAATCTTAGAATACATGAACGAAACCGGTATTCAAGATTATAAAATTGCTTATAAAATCAAATATGATGATGAGTTAACAGCTTGGAAATCAAAAGAACTAGGTAAAGCTAGAAAACCTGGACTATACACTGAAGAAAATTCAACATTATCAGACAAAGCTCCAAGAGAAACAAGAACAACAAGAGATAACTTGTCAGATTCTATAAGACAAGCATTGCAAGGTAGATTATAATTGATACATAGTAGTAAGTTTAGACAATGGAAAGTAGGTGAAAATTAATGTCAATAACAATCTCTGATGTTAGTAATGCCTTAACAAAGGTAATAAGACCTTTCATTCAAGACAACTTCGATAAAAACACTATCTTATTAGATAAGGTTAAAAGAAATGCTAGTGTTACTTTCATGAACGACAATTTTTATGCTCCTGTAAGATCTTCTAGACATGGTGGTATAACAAACTTAGCTAATGATGGTAATACTTTGATAACTGGAAGTGCAGGTATATCACAAGCATCTATTGGAGTTAAAATCTTAACTGGTACTTTCGACATTAGTAAACTAGTAATCGATGCAACCAAAACCTCCAAAGGTGCAGTGGAAAACCAACTGACCTTTCAGGCTCAAACTTTAGCAAACGATTTTGCAAAAGATGTCAACCAGCAACTTATGGGTGATGGTATAGGAGCTGTTGGACAAGTCTCCGGATCTGTTTCAACAGGAACATTTACTGTAATCAATCCTGATTCTAATTTAGATGATGGTAGATCCACCGATAACTACGGTGTAGTAAATGGAGATATTAGAGCAACCAAGTTTATAAGACCTGGACAAGTAATCGGAATCGGTACTGCAGGTGCTGATCTTGGTACTGTAACTTCTGTAACTACTGACGCAAGTGGAACAATCGGTACTGTTGTTGTAACTGGCGCACCAGCTATAGCAGCAAACGATACAATCTACAGAGTAGACGGTAGTGGACAAGGAGCAGGAACATCTTTTATCACTGGTATAAAAGCTGCTTTAGGAACTCAATCCTCTTACGCCGGCATAACTAGATCAAGTCAAGAAGACTGGACAGCACAAAGAAACACAACTTCTGAAGCCTTAACTTTAAGTGCAATGGAAGATGTATACTTAGCTGCAAGAGAATACTCACAAATGGGTGATTCTTATGTAATCTTAGCTAATAAGACTTTATATAAGAAATATGGAGACATATTAACCTCATTAAGAAGAACTGTTAACGAAACTGAGTTAATCAGTGGATGGACAGGTCTAGAGTTCGCTGCAGGTGCAGGAAGAGTTGGTGTATTTTTAGATTATGATGTACCAGATGGTGCAGTATTAGTTCTAAACTTAGATACATGGACAATCGCTCAAGTCTCAGACATGGACTGGTTAGATGATCCTCAAAGTGGTGCTTTAGTTAGAAGAAGAGACGCAATAACATACCAAGCTACTATGGCATGGTTTATGAATCTTCTCTGCGTAGCTCCAGCTGCAAACGGAGTCCTATATCAAAAAACAGATTAATCGGGTTTTTGGTTGGTTTGGCGATTACTGTTTACAAGGACAAAAAAAACAAACCAACCGCTTTAAAAAAAGAGTTATGAATGAAAATACAAAAAGAGATTATCAAAAATATTATGTGGATAGTCCTAAGGACTTTAGTCCTGCTAGGAACGCTTACATTATTAACAAAACTATAAAAGAGTACGAAGCTAAAAGAGCTGCAAAGTATAGAATGTTTAACGAAGCATTAAAAGAAAGAGCATCAGCTGTTGCAGATTATTTTAATCATTTAAATAGTGGTAAATCTACATCTGTAGAGAAGTATTTTGGAAAAAAAGAACTTGCAAGATTAAGAGGAAGAGAAGTAATTAAAGAATTAAGAGGCGAAACATTACCCGGTAAACTTATTAGATGACATATAATGTCATTCTAGCAATAAGCACCATCTAATGTATAATAAAAGCAATTGAAAATTGATTCTGTCAGTCCAGGAAGACAGAAAGCTCCTTTTCTATTTTCCTGGTAGATAGAAGGGAGCTTTTTGTTTTATGCAAGGAATATTTTTTAAAGAATTTAATAACTCATTTATACCTCACATATTCCAGGAGCTGTATATCGAACGAATTTACGAACCATTTCTAAAAGGTAAAAAAGATTTAACAATATTTGATATTGGTGGAAACATTGGACTATTTAGTCATTATGCATACCCACATGCTAAAAAGATTATCTGTATGGAACCATCCAAAGAGCATGTTGAAGTTATAAAACATATGCTCGAATACAATAAGATGAATGACAAGGTAGGTATAGTTAATGCCGCTTTATCATCTAGAAGTGAAAAAAAGACTTTTTATCATAATCAAAATAAGACCATGTACTCGTTACAAAAAGCAGTCAGTGATGGTTCTAAACCTGAAGAGGTAACAACAATGACCATGACTGACTTAATGCTTTTAACTAAAACTAACTATGTTGATTTTATGAAACTAGATATTGAAGGGTCTGAATTTGATGTAATAAATAGTAAAGGTTTTGAAGCAGTTGCAGATAAAATAGGTTCTATGGTTGTAGAACTTCATGCGTGGGCAGGTAGAAATCCATCACAGATAACCACAACATTAAGAGATTATGGATTTGATGTCTGGCACATACCAGCACAAGCAACTTTATACGGAGCTAAAAGAAAATGAACGAATACAACGATTACAAAAGTTACTTATTAAATAAAATTATAGTATTTATTGGAAATAGTATATTTATCTTTTTTTGGACTATATTTTGGGTTATAGCTTTAATACTTTTTGCTTATCTTTTTGGCGGTCTTTTAGATTTTTTAACAGCAGCTGATAAATTTATTATGTGTGCAATATCATGAGTGGAGTTTATAGCATATGAGAGAATTTAGGTTATTCCTAAGACACTATGGCCCGCAGTTAGTTTCTGTTGCAGCTACTTTTTTCTACATTCTGATTGGCATATTAATATCACTTATAATAATTGGATTATTTGTAGGAAGTATTTATACAATAATTAAAATACTAAATATATTATTTTTTAAAATTTATGGGGAGGTTTATTCATGAACGCATTATTTATTATAGATGATAATAGAAACCGGGAACTTGCTAAAATGTTTCTAAACTCTATTAGAAAATTTCACACTGAAAAAGAATTAGTTGTTAAGATTATAGATCCTAATGACTATGAAGAATTTAAAGCAGATACTTATTTCTACTATAAAGCTAAAGCATTAATTGCTAATAAGTTTTTAGATGAATACGAAACAGTAATTGTAGCTGACGCAGATCACATAATGACCGGAGATATTACGCACATTTTATCTTTAAAAGATTACGATGCTGGTTGCGTTCTAAATTTTAATACTAAAGACGCTAAAGAATACGGCGCTGTAAGCGTTTGGGACATTGCTCCGCAAGAATATCTAAACGCAGGATTTATTGCCTTTAGAAGTAAAGAATTTGCCTCTCACCTACTCCAATTATGTAACAGCAAACACTTTGATAACTACAGATACAAAGAACAAGACCTGCTTAATATAATGGCACACTACGGTAACTATAAAGTCAGAGTATTTGATCTATATGATCCTGAACATAATTACTCAGCATTTCATGGACTTGTTAGTAAAGCATGGTGGAATATGATTATCATGCAAGAAAACAAGCTAGTTATTACTCCTAAAAATGTACCTGCAGTTAGAAACAATGTAGAGGTTAAGCTTATACATTGGGCTGGTGGTAATACTAATAAAATGAATTACAAAATATATTTTACAGATGAAGTTAGTAAAAGATTAGACTATCTAGTAAGTGAGGTGAAAAATGACTAAAAAACTAAGAATAATGAATTCATCAAATGCTATTTGGGCGCAGTCCGGATATAGCATGCAAGCAGTACAATACGTTCCAGCAATGGCTAAAGCAGGTTATCCAACAGCTATGGTTAACTTTTATGGTCAAGAGGGCGGTGATTTCATGTATAAAGGGGTTAAAATGTACTCAAAAATGAACTCAACATGGGGTGAAGATGCTGCACTACATCATGGTTTAGATTTTAAAGCAGATGTAATACTTACATTACAAGACATTTGGACACTTAATCCACAAATATTGTCAGATATGAGCAGAAAAGGTCTAAGATGGATACCAATTATACCTATTGACCATGAACCAGTGCCACTACCTACTTATGACAGACTAAAACTTGCTTATAGAATAGTTACAATATCAGAATTTGGTTACGAAGAGTTAAAAAAGGTAGGAATGCACTCAACCTACATACCTCATACTATTGAAACTGAACTTTTTAAGCCAATTTCTAGCGAAGAAAAGAAAATTATCAGAAAAAAAGCAAACTTACCTGAAGATGCATTTTTATTTGGAATGGTTGCAGCTAACAAAGACAATCCTCCAAGAAAATCATTCCAGGAAGTATTAGATGCATTTAAAATGTTTCTACAAAAACATAACAACGCTTATATTTACTTTCACACTATACATAATCAACAAAATGGTTTTCAGATATTACAATACGCTAAATTTATAGGTGTAGATTCTCACATAATCACATGTGATCCACACGATTACTTATATAGAATAAAGCATGAAGACATGCCAAACATTTATAACTCTTTTGACTGCTTACTAGCTCCTTCTAGAAACGAAGGTTTTGGAGTACCAATTATAGAAGCACAAAGTTGCGGAGTTCCTGTTATAACAACTAATTTTACTGCACAAAAAACACTCGTTAAAGATGGAGAAACAGGTTTTCTTGTAGATATTGCTTACAGGCATTACTCAAATTTAGGCGCTTATGTAGGAATACCAAGCGTTCAAGACTTATATGAGAAAATGGAAGCTATCTATAAAGCAGATAGAGTAAAGATGGGTAAAGCAGCAAGAAAACACGTTCAAAATAACTATGACTTTAATCTTGTATGGAGAACTAAGTGGTTACCATTTTTAGATAAACTAGAAAAAGAGATATACATTTGACAAGATATTTTATTGGTAACATAATTAAAGTATGAAAACCATTAATGGAATTAAAGGTATTATTAGATACTCATTATATGATTCAAATGGCAATTTAAAACAAAAAGGTGAAGCTAAAAACATAGTTACCACACAAGGTAATAGATACTATGTTGATAGATTAGCTGCTGTTGGTGGTGGAACTGCTAAAATATTTGTTCTCGGTACCGGTAATGCTGCTGTAGGTAGTACAGATACTTGGGTATCAGGATATTATGCAAATAATGGTACTGCTGCAGGTACAGGTGGCGCAGTTACTGTAGGGCAAAACTCCGGTACACTAAATTCCTTACAATATATAGGAACATTTGGTGCTGGATACGGTACAGTTGCAGATCCTATTACTAGAGTTGGACTAACCAATACAGATGCTTCTGCAGATGGAAATGGTACAACAACAGGAACATCCACATACTTTATTGCACATGGAACAATATCTCCAAGTGTAAATAAAGGTGCAACAGACACATTAGTTGTTACATGGGATCATTTATTTGAAGGTAGCTAATATTTTAAAAAGATAACTTCGTACAAATTAGGCTTCTAGTATCTAGAAGTCTTTTTTGTTTTATAATAAATATATGGATTATCTCTTACTGACTACAAATGACTACTTACTTCTTACTGATAACGGTAAGTTAATTCTTTCAGCATTTTCTTATTCTAATTATGGCTGGACAAGTTCTATTTTAGAAGTAGACGCAACACAAGTATCAGGAACAACTGATTTAACAAACTTTCCAGTGCTTGTTAGTAATGTATCTTTAGGTAGTACCGGATTAGGTACAAGTATTTGGTCTCTTACTCAAAGTGATGGTGCTGATGTTAGATTCTCAAGTGATTCCTTAGGAACCAATCCTCTAGATTATGAACTTGTTAATTGGGATACGACTGCAGAAGAAGGTGAAGTATGGGTTAAACTAGGAACTTTACAAGCAACAACTAATACACAATTCTATATATGGTATGACAACGGTACTGCTACATCTGCAAGTAATGGAACAGCAGTTTGGTCTAATAATTATCAAGCAGTTTATCACTTAGGTAATGGAGGTACTTCCGCTCCCGATTCAAGTTATAACAATTACACTTTAAATCCTGGAACTAGCGTACCTACTCAAATTGATGGTCAAGTAGGAAGTGCTGTTGATTTTAATGGTTCTACACAATATATGTCCATTGCAGATGGCTCTGCACCTAATTTAGAAATATCATCAGATCAAGTATGGAGTGCTTGGGTTTATCTAGATACTCTTCCAAGTACCTACGGATATAGAGTAATGCATAAAGCTAAACTCTCTAATGCAGCTAACAGGCATGAGATGTATATAGATCACACTAATCCTGGAAAAGTTGTATATTGGTTGGGAGGTTTGTCAACTAACGTAAATGTAGTAAGTACAGGTTCAGTTTCTGCATCCACTTGGACACATATTGCAGGTGTTTATGACTCTACCAATAGCAAATTAAAAGTATTTATTAACGGTGTAAAAACAGAAGTTACTGCAAGCGGTACGGTTGGAGATAGTAACGCAGACTTAATCATGGCCGCATCTAGATTTGGAAGTGGNGATAGTATTGCGCAGTGGTTTAATGGTGCTATAGATGANGTATTTATTAGTAATGACGCAAAAACAGACGAATGGATACAAACTTATTACAACAATACAAATGATCCTTTTGCATTCTACGTAGGTGGCGTTCAATATACTGCAAACTTATCAGATAACTTATCAATGACAGACATAATATACAGAGAATCCAACTTTTTTAGACAAGAAACAAATGTAATTAATCTTACAGACGATGTTGTTAGAACTCATGATGTTATTGCTACAGTAGCACAAGACACTATCGGTATAACTGACTTTATAGATTTAATATCACTTTTGGTAGTTACAGTTGCACAAGATACTGTTGGAATAACAGATGATGTTATAAGACAAGCAGAATTTTCAAGACAAAACATAAACACAGTTACAGCAACAGATATAATAGACAGAGTTGCTACATTTGATAGAAATCTTACAAATAATGTTTCTTTAACAGATTCAATACTAGGATCAATACAAATAGGAAGATCAATTATTGATACAATAAATGTAACAGATACAACTACATACAGAAGAATTACAAGTGATGTAGAGAATCCAATTATTAAATTTATGCAGATTGATGAGATTAAACCAACAATCTATAATATAACAAATGGCTAGAATTATAAGAATTAAAAACAATCTAGATAGTCAAGCTCAAAGCTCTTATCTAGCAACTTCACAATCGTCAGGTGGTACATCTTTATATGTAAAAAATATAAATGATTTCACAGATAATTATGCAGTACAAATAGGAGCAACAGGAGAAGAAACAGCAGAAATACAAATAATTAGCGGTAATCCATCAGGAACTACTGTTAATTTACTTGGAACTTTAAAATTTGACCACAGCGTAGATACTCCAGTATATGCAATAAAACACAATCAAATAAAAATATACAGAAACACATCAGGAACTACTACTCCAGCAACAGAAATTAATACAGTAAACATTACTCCGGATAGTGAATTTACTCAATATACAGATGTTAATGGTAACTCAGACTATTGGTATAGAGTATCTTATTATAATCAATATTTATCACAAGAGTCAGAGCTATCAGCTTGGATACAAGGCTCAGGATTCACGTTCACTTCAAGAGCAAAACTAAGACAAAGAATACAATCAAAACTTTATGATGCAGGATATATAAAAGACGATGAAACAATTAATGACTGGATAAATGAATGGTTAGAAACTATGAACAATGCAGCAGTTTCATTAAGAGAAGATTTTAGTTTAGGTTCAACAACAATAAGTCATGGTACAGATGGACTTGGAACAATAACCAATAGCGATTTTATTGATGTTAGAAGAGTTTGGTTTACAACAGATGGACAATCTTATTATGAAGGTAACAGAATAGAATCTAATGAATATATGCCAAGCGATGTTTTTGTTAATACTGATCCAAAGTTTTATTATCACAGAGATAATGTAATTGCTAAATTACCAACAGGTAATGCAGGTTCAGCAAGTGTTTTATATTATGCTATGCCTCCTATTTTAGATAATGATGATGACGAATTACCGCTTGTTATGAAACCTTACAGCAATTCATTTGTTAATTATGGCCTAGGACAAGCATACATGTTAGATCAAAAAACAGAACTTGCAGTTAACTTTTTAACTCTAGCTAATAATGACTTAGAAAGATTTAAATTGAACATAACTCCAAGAGGTAAGACTGGGCCTAAGTTTATTCAATTTACGGATAGCACTTCTGCAGAAGATTATGACTATCCATTCTTTTTCTAATGCCAACAATAAGATATTTAAGTACAACAGGAATTAATACATACATAAATCCATTAGCACAAAATGATGGAATGCTTTTACATGCTAAAAACGTTATTTCAACTCCATATGGCGCTAAAACTAAAAGATATGGATATGAGGCTTATCTAGGAACTCCTGATACTTCAGAAGTTACCGGACTATTTTCATTTACAAAAGACAATGGTGATTCTTATTTATATAGAACATCTGATAATAAAATTTACTACTCCATAGACGGCACAAGCGATTGGGCAGTTGCCGGAAATGGAACAATATCAGGAGACGTAGGTCATGCAATACTCAACAACACAATCATTTTGGGTGATGGCGTTGGATCAACAAGACATTCAACAAGTGGTACAGCTTTTAGCGACACCACATTGGCACCTGTTGCCAAACACTTTGAGCAGTATCAAAGAAGAATATTTGCTGCTGGTACAAGTTCCACACTCTTCTACTCAACAAGCAATGATGCAACTAATTGGCAACTTGCTGGAACGTCAGACTCTAGTTCGTTTGAAATTCCCGGAGAAGGAACTATCAACACTATCTTCGCAGTTGCAGATAGAATCGTTGCAAGTAAATCTAACGGAAACCTCTTTAAATGGGATGGATATTCCCTTGTAGATGTTACAACACAAAAAGCACCAACATCATATAAATCAGTAAAATCAAACGAAGGGTATTATGTATATCTTAATAGAGATGGAATTACAGGATTTGGCGGTGGTAGGCCTGAACTATTATCAAATCCAATAGAATCACAAATTAGAAATAATCTAGGTTCAGGAGTTGCTGGAACTACATTTACAACAGCACCGGCAGGAATACACAGATACGATTACTATTTATCAGTTGGTACAGTTACAGATGGACTTACTAAACAAAAATTAAATGACAATATAATAAAATACGATTTTCAAAAAAATGAATACACCAATTACAAATTTGCACACTTCCCTACTTCATATACATCTTACATAGACATAAATGGCGATGAGAACCTTTTATTTGGAGATGGTAATGGACAAGTCTATAAGATGTCAGAAACAGCTACAAGCGATGCAGGAGAGCCAATAGAGGCAGAAATGATATTTCTATTACATGGCGGAGTTCCTGACTTATCTAAAAAATGGAATGAAATTAACTTATTTTTTAATCCAGGTTGTCAGGCAAGAGTACAAATTGCTACAAGTAACTTTTTTGATTTAACAAGGGTAAAATGGCAAGATATCGGAGATGTTAAAGAAGGCGCAGTACACTATAGAATACCTCAGAACACTAGAAGTAGATTTATGTATGTAAAAATTACTGACAATTCTACTGCTTATCCATTTACTTTTTATGGTATGACAGTAGATGCAGAACAAGCAGGAATTGCAAATGGACTATAGTAACCTTAATTTAGACCAATTTTTAAGACCGTTAGATTCTCCTTTATCAAGAATTACATCTAATGCTTATAACTTTGATACAGCTACAGAAAGAGCTAGTATTACAAATTCAATATTACAAGATCAATCAGTTACTAACGCTAAAATAGTAAACTTAACAGCAGATAAAATTACAGCTGGAACTATATCATCAAACGTTGTATATGGAGGTACTATATCAGGAACTCAAATAACAGCTGGAACAATACAAGCAAACGTTGGTTATCTTGGAACCTTATCTGCAAGTCAGCTAACAGCGGGATCAATTAATGCTGCAAATATTACAGTTTTTAACATTGACGCAGACCAAATAAACACAGGTGAATTAGATGCAAGTGTTGTAAGAATAGATAATTTAGACGGAGTAACTAACAGCGTAGGTTCTACAGTTATAGATGGTGGTTTTATTACAACCGGAACAATTAACGCAAACCTTATACAAGCAGGTACTTTATCTGGTAGAAGCGTTAACTCATCATCCGGTAGCAATAGAATAGTACTAAATAATGGTGATAGTTTAGATTTCTACAATGCCGGAAGCTTACGAGGTAGAATTAGACCAGCAACAGCAGGTCTTGGAATGGTAGCAGATACCGGTTCATTTGTTACTGAAAACGATGAAGGTTTTTATGCAAGTGTTAATCAAGATTTTGATGACTTTTTTAAATTTTTTGCAGGTACTGTATCAGGACAAGGTGAAGCTGGTGTTATAGAACTTCCAAATAACAATAAGATGTTTATAACAGATGCTAGTGGTAATACTTTAGTTTCTTTTTCAACATCGCAAATGTTTTCAGATAAAAAAATAGTAGCAAACGAGGGTATAGAGATGAACGACAACACTATATACGAAATAAGCATGGCTAACTTTAATGAGCAGTCATCAAGACCTAATGATAATGATGGAATTTGGTACTACAAAGATGGCGCTAGTTATGGCTTTAGATCAAGAATGGAAGGAGGTAATTGGTCATTTGACCAAACTTCAATATGAAAACCTTAGAAGATTTATTGAAAGATACAAATCCAAATATTATAGATGCAGAAAAGGTATTTGACGAAAATGGCGAGGTAGATAGAGACTATGTCAAAATATTATCTGAAGAAAAACCTCTAATACCTAATACTAGAACAGACGGTAGGCTAAAATATTTTAGTATAAAAGAAAACAGAGACAGGTATACAAGTATGCCTTCAAGATTACCTACTAAAAATCTTATGCCATTTCCGGTAGATGCACACGAACACATCGGGCAGTACGAATCTAAACATAACTTATATCTAACAACAGCAAATGTCTACAACAGCATACAAGATAAACTAGATGATTACATTTTAATATTACAAGAAGTAGCAACAAGGCTAATTTCTTTAGAAGAAAAAATTACAAATTTAGAAAAAGAAAGGGCAGAAAGTCATACATCTAATACTGCAGATATTGTAGGTATTACAGATAGTGTATCTGTTGAATAGATGTATATTTTGACTTATTATAATAGTAATGGCAACTGTAGCAGATTTAAAAACACAACTTAATCAATTAAGAGCAGCAGGTAAAACCGAATCCACATCAAAACAAGCAGGTAAAATAGCTAAACAGATAAGAGAACTAGAAGGAAGACAAACATCTCAAGGAATACCTGAAGTTGGCGGTGATTTAGGAGCAGGTATTTCAGCTGGTAT